CTGCAAACCCAAAGCGGTGTTGGCTTCAAAGGTAGCGAGCGTGGACGGCAGGTCAGCATTCAAGATAGCCAGCAAGCGGTCGGTCGGGGTGCGCCAGAATGCTGCGTTGGTGCTAGCGAGCGTGCTGGCAAGATGGTGCGTTGCTTCTCCAGCTTGGAGGACGAGTTGCTCTTTTGCTGCGAGATCGGCTTCTGCTTCGGTGAGTTGGCGGATGATGGACATATTGATAAGTGGTGGTGGTTTGTTTGCTGTAAATCAATCCATAATAAGGTAACGATCTAAAACTTTTATACTTGTAGAACCAGTTGCTGTATTTGTCGAATGGTTGACACACGCCCACTGAACTCCCGAAGTTGCAAAATTGTTACCTGTGGTTGGTCCACCTGCCAATGTAAGGGTCGGCGTACCAGATACGCGCATAGGAGCAATAGGGTTATTGGTAAAAACAGTCCATGCTGAAACCAAGCCAGCAGCAGATAGCCCCACAATAATATGGAAAAATCCATCATAAGTAGCAGGGTTTTGACCTGTTAAAATTGCTGGTGATCTACCGCCAGTGCCATCAGTCGTCACATAGGTCGTTCCGTCGTATGCAAATAAGCCAAAAACTATATTGGTTCCGTCCCAATAAATTTCCCACCCGAAACCTCTACCAGCAAGTGCATTAGCATTGGCAGCAGGGATACCAGCTCCAAGTGCCATCCCTATTCCACAACGGATTCTGCTGTCAATGTTTGTAGTTGCGCCATGACCGTAACCACCATAACTAGCTATACGTATTGGGCAAACTGCTACGTTCGCACCACTGCCAAATCTATTGATTTGGCGATACCGAATGCACACGGGCCGATTATTTGCCGCGGTCCCTGTGGACAGGTTGTCTCCGTCATTCAACGAGGATGTTCCGCCATTCGCTGTATAACTTTGTGCATTGTCTGAACGCTGGATGCGTGCCATATTGAAAATGATTTCATCCACCGCGTCTGCTCGAGTAATCAAGCTCGTCGCCGCTGGCGTGCCCTGTCCGGTCGATGTGGGGCGGGTAGTAGACGAGAATGCATAGGCATCAGGCAAAGTGGTCGCGAGACTGATCGTGCCGGATGTTACTACTATCGGCGCTGTACCTGTGACATTGCCAGCAGCAGACCCGTTTGCCGCCGCGGTGATGCGTCCTTGGGCATCCACGGTGATGTTCGCGTTAGTGTATGCCTGCGCCGTCACGGTTGTGTTTGCCAGCGCTATTGTGCCAGTTGTGGTAATAGTCCCGCCACTAAGCCCAGTGCCAGCGGTTATGCTGGTAACGCCACCAGCAGTTGGGTCTTCCCATGTTGCTGCACCCAAAACACCGCTTGAGGTTAAGACTTTACCTGTTGCAGTCGGTGCTGCTGTATAAACAGGCACAGTGCCAGTTGCGTTTGGCAGAGTAATTGTTTTGGCTGTCACGCTAGCACTTTGGACTAAAGATGTCCGAGAAGTGGCTGTACTGGCATGTCCAAGAATTAAAGTGTTGCCGACGAGTCTCGTTTGTGTGTTAGGACTATTCCCCCCTACACCTATAACCGCGGTACTGCTGCCGTCACCAGTCGCTCCAATCGATATGGATGATATATTGGTAATACCAGATGGGCTCCCTCCAATGCAAATGTTATCAGACCCAGTAGTGATATTATACCCTGAGCCATTGCCAATGGCAACATTACCCGTTCCAGAAATAACCGCTGTAAGGGTATTGACGCCAATACCCAAGTTATTATTGCCATTCAGCAAAGATGTAAGGACAGATGTGCCTATTGCAACGTTACCGCTCCCACTAGTGAGTAATGGTAGTGTATTTGTACCAATAGCAGTGTTGTAATTACCAGTCGTGCGATTAGCAAATGGCAAAGTGGGATTGCCGCCACCGATTGCCACGTTTTGGGAAACCGTTGGGTCAGACATTATAACGCTGCCGCCACCGACTTTTAAAACGCCAGTAACGCCAGTTCCCGTATAAACCAGACCGCTGTCTGCTGCGAGCGCACCGGCGTTGTTGAACTGCACCGATCCGGTCGTGCCTGCTGGGGTGGCGGCATTGCCTGCTGCTGGATCCACCGTGTAGATTGGCACTGAGACAGTCGTTTGCCTGGTGATGTCGCGCACCAATGTGAGAGTGCCTTTTGCAGCGGTGATCACGGCGGCCGTGCTGTTGTGCTGCGCTTGGATGTCCCAGTACAGCACCGGCTCGTCCTCGGTGGTCGTGTCGGTATACAGCACCGTGACGATCGCGTTGGTCGTGCTGGTGGTGATAGTACCTGTAGCGGTAGATTTCTGAAAAACCGCAGCGGTGTCAGGATCTTTGCTAGATCGCTTTGCTGTGAAAATTAACGAGTACGATCCACCTGGTGTAAATGCCGCAGCACCGTTGGTGAGCGGTATGGTGAAACTCATTGAGTCGCCCCTGTATGCAGTGAGTTCGATCATGTTTTCTGGGTAGGATAGTATTTATATTTTGTAAAAAGTCAAGCAAATCAAGGTAGTGGTCGACCTATATTGTTAAGTGCCTCACGACGTTTGGCACATGTATTGCATGATTGTACCTTGGTGCCGAGGACGGCGTCGATGGCCTTGGCTATAGGCTGTGCCACAGCGGCAACCACGTCGCCTAGACCCGGATATTTTTTAGCGGATACTTTAGGTAACGGATTAGTAGTCACTGGCGATGACGATGAAGGTTAATTCTCCGGTCAGTGTTGTCTTAGCGCGTGCGCGGATTGACCACCCCCCTTTCAGCAGGATCGAGGCGTTGTAAATCATTTCTAATTCCAATACATCAAACGCCGTCTCAATGCCGTTTGTCCCTGCGTTGCCTGGGACAATCACGGTGGTCAGCACAAAGTCAGTTGTGCCATTGTATAGCAAGAGTTCCACGGTTGCGGATGCGCTCGCCGCGTTGCGGATGGAGAATTGATTCACGGTGCTGTCGTCCGCATCTGCTGCAAAAATCAGCTTAGCAGTTGTGGTATCTGCTGCGGTTAAAAGAACCGCTGCAATGTTGAACCCCGTGGGCTGATAGTCGTTAGTTTGTTTGGCCATAATTTTGTTTAACTGTTAAATGAAATCTTTAGAGACGGTAACTGCCCCGGCGAAGCCCTCCACTACTCCGTAACCCTCCGCTTCTCTTCAATCCGGACGATGATTGAAGCCTTGATGTCTGGATTCCTGAAACTCTGATTCCGCTGGAACTCTCCAATCCAGAAACTCGGAGGCCGCTTGTTTTAAGGCCGCCGGACGATTCAATGCTGTTGAATCTAAGTCCTGAGCTTTTCAGTCCGCCGGAACTTTCTAATGAGGAAGAGCGCAACCCACCTCCCATCTGCAAACTGTTGATTTTAAGTCCTCCGATTTTTAATCCGCTCATTTTCAGACCCTTCATTTTCAGCCCCCCCACCCGCAGCCCACCGATCTTCAGCCCATTGCTGCCAGATTTCCCACCATCTATTTTTGATGATCCATCTTTCCCCGTCGAGCCGTCCTTGCCCTTCTTGGCTTTCTTTACGCTCGGCTTGTTAGGCGGTAGGGTATAGCCATCTCCGAAGAGTTGCGGCTTGATACCCATGCGCGTCGAGCGGTATCCGACATAGCGCACATTGACGACTTTGCGGACTCCAGGCGCATCAGGAAAAAGCAAGGTATATTGACTAGACAGCCAACTCGGGTCGCTGCTGCCGCCCGTGCCGGGGCCAGTCCACTCCCACACCAATCCTTCTTCCAAGGTCGCCGCGCCTTCATCCGGCTCCGTGGCAATGTCCCATGTGATTTTAAAATAAATGCCAAGGTGAGCATTGGAAATTCTCCATTGATACTTTGCCTTTTTAAGACTTTCCGGAACTGTTTTGCAGTATGTTTTTGAGTCGAATTCCGCAACGAGATCATCTCGGGTGATCCAGTTGGTGCGGACGGCTAATTCCGTGACCACTTCGTCAAAACCACAAGGGTCTGAATAGACCCATGTGTTTGACTGCCGGAAAACTTGGCCAGTAAACGGGTCCGTGCTTTCTCTAATCCGACTCACTGTATTTGCAGAATAACTGAAAACACCAAGGACGGGAAAATACCGAGTCCCAGTCTCAACCACACTCACATTGCAAGAACGAGACGAAGCACTCCCCGTGTAAGAATATGATTTCGTGGATGTGTAATCATTCGATGAAATAAGAGTTCCACCTGATGATCTTACCGTTGTGGCCTGAGTATAAACCACCGACCTGAAATTCTTAAATTGATCCTCGCAATTCGGAATATCAAATCCTTCAGTGGCGTAATAAACACCACCAGGCAACCAAAAATAAAACTCTGAGTCTATGGTCTCCCCACAAGGAAACACCTTTAGATCACTGTAAAGAGGAATCATCTGCGGAGCCAACGGCATCGGGCAGCACCCGCAACCGCTTGCCACCCCGTTCCATTCCGGCATCGTCTCGATTTTCATCCTCGCGCGTGGCTGAGAGTTCCGGCACATTGGCCGATGGTGATGTTACCGCAACCGGCTTTTTCAAACGTCGCAGCTCCGCTAGCGATGGTCAGCTTACCCAGCGGAACGTGGATTTCTCCCAACCCCGTAGCTGCCACCGGAGCCGTGTTGGATGGGTAATCGGTGCCCTCGGTCCAGACCGTTTTTTCCCAGTCTCCCGTCGGGCGGGTTCCTGTTTTGATGCCAGGTAAAATGATCACTTTGTCGTCGTCCCGATTCACCTCGACCGAGATTTTCATGGAAACCAGCCATACCCCAGAGGCCGCCAAGTTTAATTCTTGCGGGTCCATATTCCAAGTCTGGTCTCCACAATAGATCACCCCGCCACGAATGCCCTTCGCGGGCGGATCACTATCAGGAATCGTGATGATCTCACCGAACGGACATGCGGTTGCTGCCGAGGTCGATGTAACACCCGGCTTCTGCACATTGATGATGGTGCCGTTCGGCGTCTCGCGCAGCACACCACCGTTCACCGAGGTGACCGTGGTCGCCCGGATGTAGTTGATGATGTCGCGCACGGTCGTCTCTACCGATTCCCCGCGCTGTGGCATGCTTGGCAGTTTCATCAGTAGTAGAGTGAGTTCTTATCGACCATGATTTTTTTTGCTCCTAGCCATTGCTCGGTTCGGTCCCACTTGTTTTTCTTTCCGGCCTTCACGGCGCGGTCGGCGCTTTTGATCCACTCGTAGCCTGATGGCCCGTTTGGAAACCCTGTCAGTGCATTACTATCTTTTTCCCCGGCGCTTGAGCTAGACGGTGGTCCGTTCGTATAGGTCGTAGTTTTTGAAAGGATGGGTGCATAGTCGTCGTAGGTGTCGATGCCCAGGTCGACGGCTTTTGCGTATTTCTCGGCGGCCGCGCTGAGTGCCGTCCTGTTCGTGGACGTTTTTGCGTTTTGCCATGTGGCGATTTCCTCGCCGTCGGTGGCGGTCAGTGCGTAGGTGCCGGTGCGGAACTCTGGATGCTCGAGCAGCGGTCGCGACACCACCGTCCACTCGAGCTCGTAGGTGATCTCGCCGTCGACGCCTGCGGTAGATCCACCTCCGTCGGCTTCAAAATCCCGGGTGACTGTCACCGTAAGCTCGCCCTGTAGTGGGTTGGTGCCGCTGATCGGTTCTATCCTTGCGGTGTCGACCTTGCCGATGTAGTCGCCCCATAATGCTCCCACCGCCGGTGATGCCGACAGTAATGTAGAGTATGGCCCGATGTATATTAGATCGGTTTGGTAAGCATTTGCCGTGACTCCCTTTTGTGGGTAGTTCGGCTTGAGGTAGGTGATGATTGATTCTGCGGCCATATGTATATGTTACCAGCTAAGTGTGAAGCCGCCATTCTGCGCGGCCTTGAGTGTGTCCTTGATCGATGCCAGCAGTGGCATCATGGCATCGGTAGTCTTTTTCATCGGCGAACCGTCGAGACTGAGGCCACGCGATTGGTATGAGTTGACCGCCCTCGATGGAGCGGTGCTTGGATCTTCCCCAGTCTTGATCCGAGCGTCGACGATGGCGGCCGCTGCATTTTTGTTTGCCTCGTCCTGTATGTTATACCCAGCCTCTGCCATCCTGTTGAGTTCCTCGCGGATGTCGCGCTGACGCTCTAGTGCTTTGACTGCCTCGTTGTCCCCCTTTAATTTGGCGGTGAGCATAGCAGACTCTTCGTTGTAGAGCGCCATGTATTCCTTTCGACTTGCCATCTTGTCCCTCTCGGCCTGCATCTGTTTTGCTATCTCACCCTTGTCGATGATCGCCTCGGTGCCTTTGAGTATGCCGTTAGGGTCCATGTTGACCGGCACATTAGGAGCCTGTGGCTTGTCTTGAGATAGCACACCGTTGGCGTCGAAACTCAGGTCTGATGGCAATTCTGTACCTTTGCTTGCCGTGTTAGGTAGTAGCTTCAATAGTTGTGTTAAAGCGAGAACACCCGGTGAGTACTCGACTATTTTTGCAAGCAGACCAAGTGCATCCGATAAAAACGCCAAGCTGTTGCCACCAATTTCTCCGAGGTCTTTACCGAGACTGCTTAGGTCTGCGTTGTCAGTTGCCTTCGCTATATCTTCAAGAGCAGGCAAAAGCCCTACTGTAAACCCGACTGATAGTTGAGAGAGCTTTGTTTGTAGTCCAGACATCGAGTCGCCGACCATATCAAGTTTGCCAGCATTCTCTGATAGTGTTTTGCCTAGTCCTCCCACCTGAGTGATAGCATTGGCAAACGCATTCGGATCGTTCAGCACTGCCAGCGCCTTGCCGCCTGACTTGCCGAATACCTCCATTGCACGAGCGGTCCGAGTCGCGGGATCTTTGATGTTTGAGATTGCCCTGGCGATGGCCTCAAATGCTTTCGCTGGATCCATGGCCGTGAGTGCTTCGGCGCTGAGTCCGAGCTTGGCGAACACCCCTGCTGTCTGGTCGCCGTCTTCGTTGACGCCTGCGAGCGCTTTCTGCATTTTGTTGAGCGCATCTGGTACCGAGTCGGCGGCGAGTCCAGCGTTCTCAAATGCTCGTTGCATCACCACCAGCCCCTCACCGGCGGCACCTGTCCTGGTCATCATGTCCTGTAGCGCACCGCCCTGGTCGATGGCGGTCTTGATGGCGGCACCCATTGCCACGAATGGCGATGACAGTCCGGCCGCAGCGAGTCCCTTCTTGCCGAGAGACGCGATGGTCGAGTTAAATGACGACGCATCTGCCCGTGCCTTTTTCAATCCCTTGCTGAAATCTTTATCGCGGAGATAGAGACTGGCGTAGATGCTACCTATACTTCTGGATGCCATTTACTTGGTGATCTTTTGTTTGAGTAATGCGAGCTTCACTTCGTTTTCCATTGCAGTGATACTGCACCTTTTTTCTGGCTTTGCATATTCTGGTAGAAAATCTCGGAGTTCAAGATTGCGGCCGTTTCGGAGTTTCATCCCTTGAGACTGTGCAATGGTGAGTTGCACACTGGCGACTCGGTATTCGTCGCGCTTTTGTTTTTCGGTCCAGACTTTTATATAGGCATTGCCACAGTCTGGGTGCATGTTTTCCCACTCGGCCTCGGTCAGTCCGAGTTCGATTCTTGCGAAGGCGATTTCTTCAAGGTGCTTTTTTTTTCAGCCGTGGTCGACATTGCTTTGAATATCTCACCCACCGCCGCGAACAACGATTCATCCTCCTTGTCGGTCATGCTGGTGTACATGTCCTCGTGAGTTTTAAATTTCACGAAGTCGTCGTAGGGTAGCAATGCCCAGGCGATCTTGACCATAGCGGACGATAGTCGCTCGCCCTTGGTGTCTCGGTTCCAATCGAATCCAATGTCGGCCAAGCGCAGGCGCATGAGTCGCGCCGACGCATTGGTCCATTGGATGTCGAATGGCTCACCTGCTATGGTCATGGAGGCCATGATTAAACGGAGTAGGTTTTCGCGCCATCAATTTTGCATGAGATCGAGAAATCAACTGTGCCTTCAAATGAAATCGATTCATTCATGGCACCGATCACTGCGTTGAATCCGATCGTCGCGGTGCTTGGCAAAGTGATGATAAACGCTTTGCTTAACCCGGTGTTGGCTCGAAGGTAGTCCTGACCCGTCGATAGATTGTCAAACTTACCTGTTAGTTCAAGTGTACCATTGTCAATGAGTCCGGCCACAAATTCCTTCGCAGTGGAGTCGTTGGTGGTGATGTCGATGAATGGCACCTCGGCTCCGGAGAGCGTGATGTCATTGATGCCGGTGATAGCCGTGGCGTTGACCGAGACTGTGGTGCCGAATGCTTTGCTTTTAGCCATGTTTTTGATGTCTGCTTCACAGCAGTCAGTTTTTTATTGTTAGTTTAGTTGGTGAGTGAATGACCTCGGTATTCCACAAGTTCGCCATATAGCTTCGTGTCGGTTTCGTAGGTCGAGTTGGACGATGAGAATGATAGTGAGGTGCTGCTTGAGCCGGGGAGTGTGATGCCCTCGATGTCAGTCTTGAGTGCCGCCGTGATTGCGATCACCGACACCTTGGTCTTTGCCCATATAGAAAACTGGATGAGCGGAAATGATAGTGACCTGTTGCCGTCGTTGGTATTCTCCGACAGGGTGCTGACCGTCTGCGCGACGATGTAGGGTGCCACTGCGTCACCGTCGGCGATGTCCCAGAAGAACCGATTGCCGATGAGCGGCGAGAGTGTGGCACCTGCTACCACCGCATCGTAGATATCGGATTGGTAGCTCATGATGATTTCGCCAGAATGCGGGTGAGGTAGAGGTCGAGCTGTGCCGCCATGGCACCAGCCACCTTCTCTTGCGTGGCATCGATCGCCGGGCGGATGAATGGTTGTGCAGGTGTTTTGCTGGTGCCGTACTCAACTAGGTGAGAATACCTTTGTGGCATTGCTTCCATGCTATACTTTTTACCACTCTTCTTGTTTGTCCTTTTGACTGTTTTCCTGTAACTTTTTAATGGTCCGACTTTTGCTGTCTTGCTGCCAGTTTTACCCGTGATGACGAGCGTGATCGATTTGCCAAGTGCGCCTGAATCTTTGCTTCTGGCCGCGAAACTCTTGGCTGAGTTGCGAATGAGGATCGCACCGGCGCGTAGCACTGATAGCTCGGCACCTTTGCGTAGCTTCTTGGGTAGTGCGTCAATCTCCCGCAAAAGGTCGTTGAACCTCTTTTTCTCGATGGCGATTGATTGTAGGGTAGCCATTAGGAAATGGATTGGTATGTCACGGTATCGAGTAGTAGAGACGCCTGGCGCCCTTCCTCGGTGATGCCGGTGATGTTGAAAAATTTGCTGCGGTATAGCAGTCTGTAGCCGGTGCTGGTGATGGTCCTGTAGCGGATGCGAAATTGCTGGACCTCTGTGGCGCGGTCGGCGTCGGCGATGTCTACCTCGTTTGGCTTGGCTTTCGCGGTGACCAGCTCGGCCCACACCGTGGCGTGGTCAGACCATGTCTCGACTCTCGATCCTGTGGCGTCCTTGGAAAAGACACGCACTTGGATGACGACGCGGCGGTCGAGCTTGCCCGGGTTCATACAAACCACCCTCCTATTTTCTGCTGCTCGATGAGTGCCTTGAGTGAGTAGGGTAGCTCGGCGGTGATGTTACCGATGACCACTGGCACACGGTTTTCGTATAGGTGAGCGGTGAGCAACTGGACCGCGTGGCGTTGTCCTGGCGTGACGGCCGACATGACTGTCTGGCCAGCGGTGAAAGTGATTTGGATTGCGTCGACCCGGTCCTCGACCGTTGGCAGGTCGATGACAAACTGCACCATGCCTGGCAGTGAGCCGGTGATGACGCGGTAGTCTGTCGATGGTATTGTCGTCAGTACATTGGATCCGCTTGGGTAGTATTTAACGTGGCTCACCGAGGTGAGCGGCGACCTGTACAGGTTGACGGTGTCAAGAAACTCTGGGCCTGTCAGTCCGACCCATGAGTTAGCGCTGACCCGGTGGTGACTGTGCATGGCCACGCGGCCGGTGACGTTGTCGACGTACTCACGGGCCACGCCGATGAGCGCCTCGATGTACGTCAAATCGTCCTCCGAATCCACCCGCAGATGCGCCGATGCCTGCTCGACCGAGATTGGCTCAGTGGTCGGCGGCGTGATCAGCGTGTAGAACGGCCGCTGTGTGCGAGGCGGTGTGTAGAACGGGTCAGACATTTAGCGAGGCGTTTTCTGTTTTTGGCTTTGCCGCAGCGGTTTCGCGCTGTGATTTCGCCGGGGTAATGAATGCAACAGCGTCGCCGTCTGCCACCGCGATTGCGGCGGCGAGGTGGTCCATGTCATGCACTGAGCCTTGCTCACGGTGGATGCCCTGGACACATACGGTTCTTAGGAATTGCACTAGCATATAGGAAAGTGAAAGGTGGACCGGTGTTACCCGATCCACCTAGTGGTGTTAATTAAGCACCGAGCGCATCAAGCTGCGCCGCAAACGATTTCGGACGGACAACACCGCCGTCGTAGTAGGTCGAAGCGACGAGCGAATAGATGCCGGTAATGGCGTTGGTCTTGTCGCGGACCATCTCGAGGGAAACACCGCCCCAGTAACCGACGACATAGTCGGCGAAGTTGCCGAAGAAGATCGCCGATGCGACAGAACTGGTTCCTTTGGTAAGGGTCCGGCTCACTGCATTCGTGAAGTACGGTGTGTAGCCGTTCACGAGGCCGTCGCTGTCGAGCAACATGCGGCTGTCGGTGGTCGCTACCTTTGGCGTACCCTTGAGCTTGCCGCGAATTTGACCGTTAGAAACGTACGACAGATTGCCAAGCAATGCGTTGCTGGTATCTACTGCGGTTTCAAGTGCGATCAAGTTTGCAAGGCTAGGTGCAAGGCCGTTAGTACCGCCAGCAACAGATCCGATGCCAGAAGTACCAGCGATGCCATTGGCCTCGTTGGTGCCGCCGCCGTGGAAGAATGCCGCTTCTTGCGTGGCACCCATTTGCGTAGCGAGGTGACCGCGAAGGATCGTCTCGATGGCAACCGAAGATTGCAGAAGCAAACGCTCGCTGATGTCGATGTATGCTGGCAAACGCTTAGGTGTGAGCTGAAGCATGGCGGTCGTCGGCGACACTTCGTCGGAGGTTCCGTTTTCTGCTTTTCCTGCGGCCGCTGTGCCAGCGATGATGCGTGGCAAGTCGAGGTTGCCAGTGAGTCCTTCAAGCACCGTGGCACCTGCTAGACGCATCACGGACGAGTTGAAAAAGTCGTCGAGCAATCCACGCTTTTCAACTTGTACGGTCATGCCGCCTTGGTCGCCAGTAGTGGTAGTCGTACCGCTTGCGGTCATGTCGCGGTTTTCACGGCGGACCAGGAGACGCGGAAGCAAAATGCCACCGGCGCTGATGCCTGCGGAACGAGCTTCTGTTTCGCCCTCGCGGATCATTTCGGCCTCGATGCCGTCGATGACTGTGGCACCGCCCTTTGCGGAACGGTAGAGGTGGTTCAAGACTTTGTTAAAGTCGAACGTGTTGACATCGCGTTGTTCGCCGACATTCAACACCGGAGTGCTGCGTGCTGCGCCTTCGCGTTGCATTTGGCGAACCTCTGCGTCGATCGATGCAGTGAGTCCGTCGATGTCACCTTCCATGGCGCGGATCTTTGTTTCCTCGTCAGCGGTTAGTGAGCGGTTTTGAGTCCCGACGAAGTCGAGGATTTCGCGTACTTGCTTCATCAGCGAGCCGCGCTTTTCTTGCAGTTCTTTTAGTTTCATGTGGTGGGCGTCTGCTTCACAGCAGTCGTATTTTTGTTTTGTTAGACGGCAGGCTTGCTGATGCCCCACCGTCGCTGCCAGTGACTTAGGGAGTGGTTTTCAGGAGGTGCCGGGGTCGGCGTTTCCTCTGGTTGAAAATCTTTGATGAGAGTGGTGATCGAACGGACATCGACCTCGGTGTCCTCGTAGGCCGGGTAGGTCACCGGCGAGACATCGTAGAGGCGTGATACCTTGTTGATGGTGCGCTCGAAGACGGTAGCCCCGTTCTCGTCGCGGGATTCCACCCAGCTTTGTCCGTCCTTTGAGACGGTGAAACTGAACGAGCTTTGATCGATGTCACCGCGTCGAAGAGAGACAAGAAGGTCGCGGCCGACTTGCGTGTCTGGTGCCTCAAACATGTAGGTCAGACCGACATCGTCGATGCCGAGCGTGAGTGTACCTTCACCGTTCTTTGACCGTGCGAGGATCATGTCCGCCTCGTGGTTGAAGAGTGCGCGGACATCATCTAGCAGCACATCGTCGAATGCACCTGGTGCGATGGTTTCGTAGAATTGCCTGTTCGCTTCACCGAGGTTGCCCGAGCGCGAATTGAATTTTGCCGCGTAGCCGAAGATGATGTTGCTCTGCTCGCTGTCGCCCTCGGCGCGTAGCTCGATGGGCGCTGTGAGTCGGCGTGACTCACGGCCTCCGATGGTGATGGTTTGTAAAGATTTCATGGTGCCTCGGGTGCGGGTTCGGTGGCTTTCGCTTGCGCGGCTCCCCCGGTGTTGTTGAATGGCAGTGCGTAGTCGTCGCCGCCGTCTGTTGGTGCGATGCGGCGCTCGTCGATGCGCTCGCGGATGTCGTTGACCGAGTAGACGCCGATGCCGCGCATCGTCTGGAAGTAGGCCGCCTTAGATGCGAGGTCGGCATTCGCCAAGGCGTCGCGGTCGAAGCGGAAATAGAATCCCGACTGCTGCTCTTGAGTGGTGAGCAATGTCATGGCCATGGATTGCTCCCACGCCACGAGGTGTGGATCCAAGCAGTTGTTCAAGAAGCCAAGCGTCTGCTGCTCGATGCCAGTCCCCCATGTGGTCGAGGCCGTCGAGTCCCCGACCATGAATGCGGGGATGCCGTAGAACCGTGCAATCTCCTGCAACTCAAAGCGGCGGGATCCGAGAAACTCGGCGTCAACCATGCTCATGCCGTTGGTCTGTTTGAAGTCAAATCCACCGTGCATGATCGGGACGCGACCAGCATTTTTTGCCCCGGCGGTGTTCCTGTCCCACTCGGTCCGAGCGTCTTCCATCTGCTTCGATGAAAGCGCCTGTGGTGCGACTAGGTAGCCCGGGAAGTGGGTGCCTTCGCGCATCAGTTTTCCAGCGGCCTCGGTCTGTGCCAGGCAAGTGCCAATCGACTCGCGCAGCATGCGGATCGGTGACACGCCCTCGATGCCGTCGCGGCTGATACCTCGCACATGCAAGATGTCGTGGCGGGTGAGGATCTCGCGGGTGCCTTTGACCTCGTACGAAATATAGCACTCGCCATTTGGACGCGACACCTTGCGAGGTGTGACATCGTATGGGTTGAGCCATTGGATCGCCCGTGGCGCACCGAATGGGTCACGGTAGACCCGAGCGTAGCCATTGCCGCCGAGGCCTTTGGATACTTCCATCAGTTGGCGTAGCTCAAATGTAGTGTGCAACTCGGACGGGATGCCACCGATGCACCGAATGCCAGGGTGATCGGTGACTTCCAGCGGTCCGTCAGGTGTGTCGCGGTATAGATAAATCGGGAGCTTCGCGATCATGTCGGCCAGCAGTCGGACGCAGGCCGTAACAGCGGCGACGTTCAGCGCAGTGTTCTCAGTAACAACTGCACCGGACGCCGCCGGAGTGCTGATAAGGTGCAGGATGCCGTTTTGTAAGTCATTGCTAGAACGCGACTCACGTTGGTTTTTGCCACGAAATGACAAGCCAGTCATCGCGCTGATATTCGCGAATGATAGTACTCCCCTGCTCTTATTAAGTATGTTTCGCAACATTCTTGGACGCTATGGTGTATTAAAATTATAGACTTGTCAAGCTGATAGCATTATAACACAGGTATGAAAAAATTATTGGCGCTATGTTTTCTCGTGGTCGGGTGTTCGACAACTCCGAGTAACCCCGAAAAATATGTAGAATGGGAAAACAACTCGTGCTTACCGACTGCGATCACCATGCGGCATGGGTTGAGAAACTCAACGAAATGGTCCGAGGTGTTGCTGTACCAATACACATCGTTGAAGACTGGCGAAATGAAAGGTCACGCCGTCTGTGCATACATTTACCCGGTCGGGTCGAATAAACTCTGGGTGTATGACTACGAAGGATCGACTCGCATACGCGCCTTTATCAATGACCCTCTGATGATTGCCCAACTTGCCGAGGTCGCCCGCGGTCGCCTACACCACCAAGTGTCTGAGGCTGAGTATTTAAAAGACAAAGAATGATCCCGCGACATCTTCCGGTCTGGTCATTGCTCTACCTATAGCCATGAGCGCTGCGACCACTGGGTCAATTTTGTTTTGCGAGGTATCCTTGTTTGGGTACACATTGTCTTTGCAGTCGTAGCGGCCGGTGACGTTACCGATCGCCCAGGCTAGGACCGGATCACCATCGTGGATGATGCGGCCGCTGCGGATGAGTGCGTCGAGTTGTTTCATCGGCTCGGACATGGTCAGCACCGTGTTGCGATACTCGACCACCGGAATGCCTTCGCGTTGTAGCGCTGGGAAAACTCCCCATGCTCGGTTCGGGTCGCTCGGCATCTCCAGCACCTGGTAGTCGCGGCACAGCTCGATCGCGTCGTGTTTGAAATTCTCAAGGTCGGTGACATCTTCACCGGCGCTCTCGATGTGTCCTTTGATCTGCCAGTTCCGGTAGTGCTGGTTCTCGGGTAGGTCAAGCGTGGTTGCTGGCAGGTAGTATTTCCCGAAGAGTACATAACGCTTATCTGGCAAGCAGAACAACTGCATGAGCGCCACGAGGTCGTGCTTGCTGGCTAAGTCACCGGCGAGGTAGCATGGGTACTCTTTATAATCCTCGCGGGTTCCAGCGATGCCGAGTTTGTTCCAGTCGCTCACGTTAAAGAACCCATCCTTGGCGCTCACCCATTGGTTCAGGTACTTCGTCTTGAATGCTGACTGCTTGCTGGCATTTTGCTGTGCCACTTTCAGCTCGGCCATGATCCGGTCGGCGTTGATCGATATACCGAAATTTGGGTTGGCTTTGACCAGCGCCGCCTCGCAATCCCACCGGTCGCCGTCATCAATGGTCCATATGATGGCAAAGCAGTTCTCATCCTCAAAACCTCCGGTGTTCAGCAACAGGCGCTCGCAGGATTTCCAATCCTCGCGGCATGGTCCCGCGGTATCGGCACCCGCGGTCGAGATCACCAAGCTGAGTGGTTGGTCCCGAGCGCCCATGCCCGTCTCCATGGTGTCGATGAGGTCGCTGGTTTTATGCTCGTGATACTCATCGATAATCGCGCAGTGCGGCGACGAACCATCACCCGGCTTACCGATCACCGGAATGAATTTTGAATTGTCGCGTTCGATGATCAGTGACTGCGCGTTGATCGTCATGCCTAGCCCGGGTGCAAGTTGCGGGTGACTGATCGCCATTTGCCTCGCCGGTCCGAATACTTCCCACGCCTGTTTCTCGGAGGTAGCACCTGAGTAGACTTCTGATCCATGCTCGCCGTCCTTGGCTAACATGTACATGCCGATGCCAGCGCCGATGATCGATTTGCCATTTTTACGCGGCACATAGATGCGAGCCTTCTGATACCTGCGCTTGCCATTAGACTTCTTGACCCACCCGAATATAGAGCATAGCACAAACTGCTGCCACGGTTCTAGCTTGATCGTCTGAGGTAGCCGGGTGATCGGGTCCGGCTTCGCCCACTTACCTTTGACGTGTGGCAGTAGTTCGATAAACCTACAGACATGCTCGGCCTTGTCCTTGTTGTAGATGTATGGAAATGACTTTGTTATAGACGACGCGGTGTCGCGGACATGCCGCTCGCATGCTAGTCTCACCCATTTGCATGCGGTAACTTTTCCTTTCAGCACATCGGCGACGTACTTCGCCGCCGCCCGACTGTGCGGGTGCTTGACTACTGGTCGCACTGGGGATCGGCACAATCGCCGTGGTTCTCGGTTTGGAATGCCCCATCACCCAGGTACCGGTGACCGTCTACGATTTGTCCTGGTCGAATCGGCTCGGTCGGTTCACCGGGTTTGACAACTCCGGCCGCGAAGATGCGCTCGTAGGCCGAGCGGAATTTCTCGCCGTCGACCGCCCGAGGTTTCGACCCCTTGCTCATAAATCGGCGAATGGGTTGGTTGCCGCTTTCTTGACGACGACAACTTTGTTTCGACTCGCCGGGGTCAGTCCGTAGGCCGCGCTGATCCGAAGGTAGGTGAGCGCTGCGGTGGTCTGGATCGTGAATGATCCGTTCTTCACTTCACCGCGCTCGGTGATCGACTTCAGGCCGTGCCGCTCGATGTCGAGTTGAGCATCGTGGCCGTGCTGCGCGGCCATCGCCAGGTTGATCATGTTGCGCCGGTCGAGCTTGGTCAGCACCACACCAGCCGCGGTGAGTTCGCGGGTCACGTCGTGCCAAGTCTCGAGCGCCACACCGACCATGTCAGTCGGTGGCGGTCCCATGTCGCCCGAGTAAACAGGCGCGGTCGTTTTAATTTTCCTAACTCGCATGTTTCACAACATTCGTCAGGCACACCAATTACAACAAAAGTGCATTTGGTCAAGTTTTATGTTATATTGGTCCTACGCGAAAAATTTTTTTTTGATAAAAACACGTTTCTGCGGCCCTCGTCGGTCTTTGTCCGAAAAGATATAGACTTTTGGACCACCCCCGCGGGGTAGATTAAGCCTCAGACTCGAGGCGAGCGTGGCACTTGGTGCAGACGCTCATCAAATTCGATTGGTCGTCGCACAGTTCTGGGTGCGTCACCAATGGTTTGATGTGGTGGACTTGGTCGGCATTCCCTGTAAGGCCACGGTGTGTGTGGTAGCCGAACGGATCCTCGCACATCGGCGAGCTTGCGATCTTCAATCTTCTTGCTTTCTGCCACCTCGATGAGGATCGGAACAGCGCGGCTTTTCTCAGCGCTGGATCTTGGCGACGGGTGATGTCGTACAGCTTGTGCTTGTTGGGTGCGTACTTGGCATGCGTCGAGCAATAGCCTGGCTTAGCCAGTAGCTGAGCGCAGCATGGGTATCGACACGGGTGCATCAGCGATGATTAAACCGTTGATACTGCCCGTCCAATACTAGGTTCAACGTCGAGTCGCGCTGTCCGTTCCTGAGCTTACAAATCTTAATCCCGTCCTCGACGATCATCAGCAAAGCATCCGCATCCTGCTCGATAGCCCGTGACTCCCGCGTCTGGCCCGAGTCGTTAAGTTGAGTCGCGCTGATCACCGGACACTGTAGTCGCTTTGCCAGTTGCTTCAGTCCCCCGCTCACCTTGGCGATCTCCTCTTCTCTGCTTTCGCCCCGCGCTCTGGATCCACGGATGAGTTGCAGGTAGTCCACGACCACCAGCGATATGCTACCGTTCACATCACGGATGCGCTCAGCCTCAGTCTCGATAGTATCCAGCGTTTGTCCTGGCGAGCAATCCACCCACAGGTTGCTACCTATCAAATTCGTCACCCCGCGCTTGATCTTCGCCATGTCTCCGGTGTTGGCACTGCGAGGTTGAGTGATGGTCCCGTAGTCCACATGCACCATGGTCGAGATCAGTCTGCCTATAATCTCGTTCGCCATCATCTCCAGGCTAAACACCGCCACCGTTTTGCTGTTGGCGATAAACTCGGATGCGATCTGCAACATCAGCACAGATTTGCCTCGGCTCGGTTTGCCTCCGATCACCCAGAATTCACCTGCCCTCATACCGCCGCTGTGCGCGTCCAGCTCAGCGATGCCGGTGCTAGCCCCGGGGATGTCGCCGGCGGCGTGATCGTTCTGGTATGAATTGATAAACGCGTTGGCCGCGTCTTTAGCGGTCACCGCTCTCATTTTGCCGCTGACCGCCGCTGTGAGTGCCGCTAAGGTGCCTTTAGCCGTCTCGATGGCCTCTTCGCTGTCATTTGCCCCATCGAGCGTCACCGCGCCCGTGATGGCTATCCTGCGAGCTTTCGCCTCTCTGAGCTGTTGGGACCACTTCGACCACCCAGCCGGGTTGATCGCGTAGGTGTACGCTTCATAAACCGCCGCTGGTCCACCGGATCGGTCCAATGTCCCATCAAGCGCCATCCCCTGGACCAGCGCCACCATGTCGATCTCGCCCTCAATCTCGGGATCGGCTTTGTAAAAATCGATCACCGCCGACCTCAGCGGTCCGAGGTGCCAGAATGCCGCCTCATCGAGTCCCTCCGCTGCGGCCCGTCCCACAAATCCTCTCGGGTTCTGGATCATGCAACTGACCACGGCCTTCTCTGCCATCACCGCGCTCGGCATCGCTCGGCTCATATCCCGACCTCCGCTGAGGTGAAGTTTCTGCCTAGTCCGACATCCGCCGAGGTGAAGCTGTCCTTCTTCACAGGCTTCTGCTCGAACACACCTTGCCAGCCCATCCGTATGCTCGTCTCGATGGCCGTCACGGCATTCACCGCTCCCATCGCGCTTAACTTGTTAAGCTGCGCGTTCTCGGTCATCGGCGACCACGCTTTGAGGTTCGCCTGCTTTCGATATTCTTTCCAATTGTTCCACGCCGCTTTGAATGCATCCGTGTCGAGAGAAATGGGAAACTCCTTCTTTATATTCTTCTCTTCTCTTCTCTTCTCTGGTGACGATGGTGTTACGCTGTCAGCGTCACGCTTTTTTTTCATTCGTTTCGCTGTAAGTGACCTAGTCTTAGAGGTCTGACCGTTGTGCCTACTGAAGTTGCTAAAGGTCAAAAAACCACTTTTACCCTCAATCCAACCGACTGTACGCATTGCTGTTGCGAAACCGTTACGACCAGCGATACGATCGAGTGTCTTTTCTGTTACGCTGACAGCGTCACATTTAAACACTTGTTGGTCTGCCCATACCCAGATCTTCAAAAGCCTTCCAATGACCTCCTCCGGTTCAATCTCGAGCATGTCCGAGATCTGATAAACCTCTGGCTTATCGATCGTCGCGTGTTCAAATTTGATCCAGTCTCCGGCCATGGTTAAGCAGCTTTCTGGGTGTAGGTTTTGTGTGCCACCACCAAGGCATCGAGCGCCCGGGTTAGCTCGGCCTTCAGCTTCTCGATCATCCGTTGTGCGTCGACTAGCTCGTCCTGTAGTTGTTGATTAGTTTTCATTGTATAAGGAAATCTTGCATTGTTTGAATGATCTTCTTGGCGGCGTTGAATGCGGAATACTTGTTTTGAAAGATTGCGATGTCGCGTGTGCATTGCTGCATCATCTGCTCGTTGTAGGTTGGAGTATTTAACGCCTTGGCAAATGTTACATACTTACCTCTGCTGTCATCCGTTGCCACATCATCTTCATCTGCTGTATTTTCATCTCGCACATTTACATATGCTCTGACAGTAATGACCTCGTTGTATTCATTCAAATAAGTGACCTTGCATCGTCTAATTAACTCCTTGGCTTGTATGACTCGGTATAAATATGCGGCCTCTGTATCATCCCAGTTAAAGAATGCATGTAGCTGTGACTTGCTGTTCTTTGCCCGTTCCAGCAATATGTCAGCAGTGATTTCGCCGTCTAATTCATCGGATATTTTTTTGATCAAATCCGAACTGCTTTTTTTTGTTTGTATTTTCATATGAGTAAATTTTCTGGCCATTTGTACCCCGCTCTCCAGTCGCGGTTTGTGCTATGCCTTGCCTGCCGTGCCAGGCCATGCCCTGCCTCGCCAGGCCGTGCCTGCCGTGCCTCGCCATGCCACGCCTTGCCTCGCCATGCCTGCCATGCCTCGCCATGCCCTGCCGCGCCGCGCCGTGCCAAGCCTCGCCTGCCATGCCTCGCCAAGCCATGCCACGCCACGCCTCGCCTGCCGTGCCTGGCCGGGCCCCGCCATGCCCTGCCACGCCTGCCGTGCCACGCCTGCCGTGCCCAGCCAAGCCTGGCCGAGCCAAGCCTTGCCTGCCGTGCCGTGCCGCGCCCTGCCGCGCCGCGCCACGCCGTGCCATGCCATGCCTGCCATGCCTGCCGTGCCGCGCCCGGCCGAGCCAAGCCATGCCACGCCATGCCTGCCTTGCCTTCCCTTGCAAAGCCGGACCGTACCACGTCTCGCCACGCCTGCGTAGGTTTAACGACTGACTTCAACAGAGCTTGACTTAGCTTTGGCATGTATAGGCTGTTTGGTATTATTCTAGACGAAACGTACCCCAGCCCATGCCTGCGCTAGCCTTACTATCTGGCCTGCCTTCTCCGATTCCGACTTGCACTCCTACTCTTGTAATTAAGTTGGCGATGTCTGAAACGGAAAATTGATCGGCGTCATATTGGATATGTATAGATGACTTCCACGGCCAGAATTTTGAGCGCACACGGAGATCACACACACCTGTTGCATTTCTTGCATGCATGATGTGGCTTTCGGGTTTGCCTTCTATTTTGATAAGCGGCACACCGTCTACTTTATCAAACCCATCTGGCAGAATGAATACACTCAGCTTTGCCAGTGTCATTTTAAATCCAACCAAGCGACACGCGCTGATCATTGCATTTCTAAATGCCGCTGCTGGTATACCATTCCAAGGCACATCGTCGTCGGACATGTGCTGGGATTGTAAAAAATCCTCGTGGAAATCACGCGCTGCTTTTGCCTTCTTCTTGTTTGCCAATGTACCAGCTTCGTGTTTTTCACGCATGGCATTGATAGCTTTTTCAGAAAAACGCAACTGTATGTATGGCGCTGTTCCGACGATGTTAAATGCAATGCTTGCAATCTTGGGTGCAGAAATCTGCACGTTTTCTTCTATTTGTTTTTTACTCATATTATTTGTTTTTCATCTCACCCAGAAAGCCCCACCGAGTTAACCCGGTGAGGCGATGCATTGTGCCTTGTCCTGTTTTCTGGTCCCGATCAGAAATCTTTAGAATGGGATATCGTCGTCCTCATTCTTTTCGTATACCTTCGCTGGTGGCTTAGCTCCGCTTTGCATTGCGGATCGTTGCGGTGCCGGTGATGGTGCCGCGCCTGGCTTCTTGCGGTCAAACTTCCACGCTTGCAAACTGACGTAATATTTCCCGTTGTACTCGTTGCCTCTGAGGTTAAATGAACAACTGATGCTATCTCCGAGCAGGTAGGATTCTAGATATAAAACGTCATCCTTGATCGCCTCGATTTTAATGTTCTGTGGATACTTGCCGTCCTCGATCTGGATGACAAATTCCCGCTTTTTAAAGCCGCTTTCAAACACCTGCACATCGGCGACGTGATGCAGGATTCCTTGTATTTCGTATTGGTTCATAGATGGTTGAGTCGGCCGTATTCGGCGATGAGTGCTGCGTCGATGAGTCCACCGTGTGGCACTGTAGATCTCTTCGTCGCCAAGAACGTCTCTGTCGGCCATAGCTGCCGGACCTTTACTGCGGCCGCTGGTTTGGTGTCGCCCTTAGCACACCCAGCGATCATGACCTTCTGCCACTTCTGTGGGCTGATGCGGTGATGGCGAATGCCTAGGCACTCCAGCACCGCTCGGATGCAACCGTAGCTGTCCCACATCGAGCAGAGCGCCATCACACCCGGTGAGTGTTTGCCAGGGGTTTCAAGCACCGCGGTCATGGTGTGCGGTGGTCCCACTAGGTATAGCCACTCCTTGAGCGCCAGCGGATCCACCTCGTTGCCCTTGACTTGGCTACGGGTCGGCATCAGCACCATATCGATCGGCGGCCCCGGGTGACTACTAATCGCCACCAGCGCCCCGCTCAGTCCGTTGTCGATTCCGATGTAGATCATATTTCGACTAACCATGATTTGATTCCTAGTAATTTACTGGCCGTTAAAAGAGAGGCATTCTCGTCGCAGCCGCTGCATATTCTATCCATCCCGTGGTATACTTTATATGGCATCATGTCGTCTGGTTTTGTGGTGACCGTGATATAGTGTCGTTTCATCCATTTGGATTTTCTTTCCTCCACATCTTCTACTTCGAAAAATCTCTGCTGGCTCATACTTGTGGTAGTGCTGGCATCTCAGCCCAGTAGGTGATGTAGTAGTCGATGTCCTCGCATGTATGTGCGTCCTGCCAGCCGTCATGCTTGGTGTAGGTCGCCATATACATTATCTCACCGTCAGTCGCCAGCACAACTCGCATTGTGTCTGGATACGGGCCTGCCTGCCAATCTATTGTCCATGCAGATGGTTCTTTTGCCAGCCTGTCCCGCACATCTTGCACTTTTTTAAGCCGAGCAAGAAGGTCTAATGATGTCGTCCTTAATGATTTAACGGTCTTTCGCGCCTCGTCGCGCTCGCGTTCTAATTGTTGTGCGAACTCGGTAGGGACAACATGATTGCCTCGCGCTAGGTTGTCTGTTTCTGTTGTGTAAGTCACTTCAGCACCTCCTGCACCTCGATGCGTTCCCAGTTTGAATCACTTAAGCTCTGGTGCGAGATTTGGTGGGTATATACATTTTGATATATTACCCATGTTCTAGGTTCTGGCTTGATGCGGTAGTATTCTGGCGCGTCGTAAAAACCGATTTCTTCAGTTTCTCCAAAGTCCTCCCAGTGAGAATTACCAAATTCGCCGGATTGGAATTGTAGGTTTTTGCCATCCACCAATGCTTGCAAGAGTGGCAGGAATTCGTGTGCGTTGCGTTTGGTCATGATGCCGCAAGTGCTTGTAGTTTTTCGGACGTTGCTTTCAGATATACATCGAATTGCTTGAGTCCCTCCAGCATCTGGTTGGTGTACTCGTCCCGCTGTACATAGACATGGAAGCTCGGTAATCCACGGTGGTAGGCATAGAAGTGCCACCCGATCGCGCCGGTCACCGCCAGTGACCCGTGTACCTGGTCCCTATACTCATCTGGCAGTCCGCCGATCTGGTGGTAGGTCAATAGCTTGCTCGCCCTCGGACATTTAATCTCGAGTCCTTCGCCTGTCTCTAAGATCAAACCGTCTGGCGAACACCCGAACAGGCCGTGCTTGCTCTTGGCAAAGCCGATCGCGTCCACGAGTAGCCCAGTCAATTTGGAAAACTCTTCGATGGCCTCCGGCTCCTGCTCGATGCCGCGTTGTATGTCGGGTGTCACAAAAACCTTGGGGTCTGGATAACCAGCAATCTCCGCCAGCACCTGGCTCGTCGCCGTGATGCGCGCCTTGTGGCTAGTCTTGTCGCTCTTGGTCAACCAGGCACCCATGCCGCTCGCGGTTAGGTGGCCGCGTCGTGCTTCAAACCATTCATCGCTGCGTTGGTCGCAGTCTACCAATGTGCATTCTGGGTATTTCATACTGTTGCTCCGTTTAGGATTTCCTGTGAGTTTTTTGGCAGAGCGAAAGACACCACTGCGGCCGGTGCGCTCGGTGTTACATCGCGCATGCCAGAAATAGTCCGAGCCTCGTCGTCGTCGTGAATCCCCGAGAATCCAAATGCCACACGAGCGCACTGGATGAGCGCCTTGTGCCGTAGCATCCGCGTCTCCATCTTCCATGGGTCGGTGGCGCGTTTGCACTCGGCGAGGTACTCGGTGACCGAGGTAGGATGAGCGCGGTCCTTGCGGTGGATCGTGCAGGTCACACTGACCAGCTTGCCCTCGTCGAATGACTCGACAAACTGAATGCCGTCCATGTGCGGATGGTCGTTGCACATCCGGATCCAACCATCCACCGACACCACCGGCACAATGCCACCGCCCTTGTTTGGAAAAGCGTAGAGTTCTTTCAACAATGGGTTGAGGCCGTACTCGTTGGCGACCACCACCAGGCTGAGCAACTCCTCGTTGGTCGCGCCTTTGAAGACGGTGTTTTTTAATGTCGCCAGGAGTTTGTCTGGATCGACCGAGTATTTGTCGGCCATGATAGCAAGCGCCGACGTTTTTTGTGTTTTTTCAATTTCGTTTTTCATAAAAGTAAGGTGTCTATTTGGTGAGAATCAGTCGCAGTCGCGCTCAGGGGGGCTTGCGAGAACCATTTGGCGTACTCGTTCCTCTTCGCTGTCGGTAATCTCAACGCTTTGCCCAAGCTCATCGTATGCCTCTAGGATCTCTACATCGGCAGGCTCAGACGGTTGCATGTGCGTGGCTCGCACAGCGGGCATGTATTTTACATCGACCTCGATCTCGATTTCACGGATAATGGTTACTGTCGTGATCATCATGGGTATTGGATAAAAATGGCGGCAATGGTTGCGACCATAACGATGGTAACAGCCAACCACAGCGACACCCACCCGAGGTGGTTCAGCCGTTGGCGGCGTTTCCGCCTTTTGTAGTAGGTGATCATTTTTTGGTGATTCATTTAGTAGACCAAGAAGGATGGGTCGGCGGGTGGCAGCGTTGCATGCAGCGCCTCGATGACGTCTTCGTAGACGAATCGAATGAAACGCTTAGTGTGGATCTTCGCTGGGATCCGACCGGCGCGGTGCCATCTCAGCACCACCGCCGTGTTCATCCCGAGCAACTCGGCGAGTTGTGCAGCGGTCAGCAGTTTCATGCCTGCTGGTACATGACGAAGACGATGGTCCAGATCGTCAGGTTAAATCCGAGAAAGGCCGCAAGGACAATTTTCATGGTTCCACCTCCACGGCGTTAGCGGCGTCAGCCGCACGTTCCAGGTAGTATCTGGCGAAGCTCGATTCGGTTCGATGCTCTGCCATGGCGGCGATTTTGATTCTGTTTCTCAGTCCTCTATCCATCTGGATTGCAAGGATTGTGTTTTCGTTTTCGATGTTGTCGTTGTCTAGCGTTGTCTCAGGCATATGTGCCGTTGTATGCCGTAAAACGGCACAGGCAAGAAAAATTATCAAATTGCTTTAAATACTTTCTAAAAGCGTACCGTAAAAAAACTTTAAATTTGTTGTTGTTTTTTTGTGTGCAGATGTTATGGCGAAAGCATGAAGAGAAACAAAGCACGCGCCGCAGATAAGACAACCCTTGGAGTATCAATGCCGAAGACTTTAAAATGCAAGATCTCAGAGGCCGCCGAGGCTGATCGTCGCAACATGGCATCATGGTGCTGCATACAGTTAGAGAAGGCACTAAAAGAACTCGGGTTCATCGACAGCAAACCAGACAAGAAATAATATTTTAGTGGCAACTATTTGGCAACTTTGCCACTAAATCATAAACTTCCTAGTGTTCATATAGGGTCGGTTAATTCTTCGTAATGAATAGGTCGTCGGTTCAATTCCGACCAGCGGCTCCAGTTTTCCTTGTACTTGCTAGGATTTGAAGTTACTCAAAAGCACTCAAAAGCACTCTTCAAATGGCAATTGTGGCAATTGTGGCAACCAATTCTGGCACCAAATGGGTAGGTTAAATACATTCAAACCGACGCTTACCGAAAAAGGTTGGATGGTATCGATCGGGCCATCGATGACGGCATCGGCTAAGCGGGTGAGAAAATTTTTCACCACCGAGTCTGCGGCCAAGAAATTCTCAGCCAGCGTTAAATCTCAACACGCCGCTGGCATGCGTGGCAGCATGATCCCCGCCGCGCTCGCCATCGATGCGGTTCGCGCTGCGGCGCTGCTGGAAGGCACCGGCATCACCATTTTTGAAGCGGCCTCGATGGCGGTGGCGAAGTTTAACTCCTCGAGCGCAGAGTTGTTTTGTGATCGATACCTGCGGACCATGACCGCGATGGAAAATGCCTGGTCAAATTCCTACCGACTGAGCATGACTGCGATCCCTCGTTGGTTGCCGCCCGAGTTTATGCAGCGCCGGTGCCACGGCATCGACCGCGTTGCCATCGAGGCCGCGTTGCGTGTCGTCCAACCGGCGCTGAAACAATCGTCGCTCGACATGAAATCCACTCGGATTCTGGCGGTGGTCAATTTCCGACCTCGCCACCGTAAAGCCTCTGCAATCGAGATCCTGAGCGTGTCCCAGTGCGCTCGTCTCCTACGGGTCTGTGAGTCCGCTGCTGAGCGCCGGGTCGTTGCGCTGTTGCTCTTTGCCGGAATCCGACCCGACGCTCAAAACGGCGAGATTGGTCGCCTAGAGTGGTCGGCGATCACCAGTCAGATTTACATTGCCGCCGAGATCAGTAAGACCAGCTCGGACCGATACATACCGGTGAGCGCCCGGCTCGGCCGTCTGCTGCGCGGTCACCCGTCGTCTGGCCCAGTGTGTCCACCGAACTGGCGGCGAGCATGGCAGCGCATTCGCCGCGATGCTGGCATCAGCGAGATGCATGATGTGCTGCGTCACACGTTCGCCTCAAACTATCTCGCGGCCCACGGCGAGGAAGCAACCAAGAATGCCATGGGCCACACTCACGGATCGGTGACGTTGTTCCGTCACTACCGTCGTGCGATTTTGCCAGCCGACGGCATCAAGTTTTTTCACTGAGTCGCTTGAAAATGTTGTGCGTCGTAACCCCATTCGACAGCGGCGGAGATCCAGCCCTGGCGGTAGAAGCATTCGATGATCTCGATGGGCATGTTCGACCGCATCGGCCATGAGTCGCGGAATCCGTTAGTGCTGGGTGCCAGGTCGATCGCCGCGCCATACGCATGCAGCGAGTACGTGTTACCGCCGCGTTTGTTGCGGAAATTGTAAACACCAGCGTAATCCGAGGCTATCCGCATGATCGCCATGTCGTTTCCATGCCGCGACTTGATGTCCTCGAGGATCCGCATCAGTGAATGGGCGCAGTCCTCGTGAACCCGAGTCGTGGCAACCTGCTTGCCCTGGTAAAAAGTCGCGTAAGGAAACGTGATTTTGTCTAGATTGTTTTCATTCCCTGGCGAACCGTAGAAGGCTTTCAGCGCCGACTGAGATTGTAGCGGCCATGGCGATGGGTGTGGCATGAGAGCATGCAGGTGAGCGCGACACGCCGCGATCGACCGCGGTCCCCAGAATCCATCTGGCTCGGTGCATACGCGCATTTGCAGCGCCATGATCTCGCTGCTTACCATGACTATTTACTGGCGTGGTACTCGACCTCGATCGCGCCGGTGACCGGCTCGTACTTAATGCGGCCATATTCATTCATAAACTCGAACGCCCCGCTTGTAGCGCAGCTCGTGCAGAGCGTCATCAGTGCCACGATCGCCGCTAGCGCGATGAGTATCCAGATCCCTGGTAGTGCTGAGTCGGCGATCATTTTGCTTTAATGTTGATGATTCCCATCAGCGCGAGGCCGACGACGAGGATGCTGTGTTGCAGCTCAGGATCGAGTTGCAATCCGCAGGCCATGGCGATGGCTATCAGTCCGCGCCAAGTGGATTCTTCCTTCAGCTTTTCGATGATCGTGTTCATTTCATTAGGTTTTTGGTGATGATTGAGACGGCGCTGAGAGTTGAGACGATGATGGCGGTCAACAGCGCGATGGTCTGCAACCATGGGTTGATCTCAGCCGGGACGATGTTGACGATTAGCCCGGCGATGGGCGCACCGATGCCATAGAGAAATTTTGTGCCTAGGTCAGTCTGGTCGAATGGATTCATTATTTTGGTGTGGCAGTTGTGGTGCGAACGATTTTTGAAATACGAAATCCTTTGGGGATAGTAGGGGCTGGCGGCACACTTAGCGTTGCTGACTTTTCTGACTCACCAGCAATATTAACGCCTGTCACGTTAACAGCAGTTCGTGCGTCTGGAATCTGAACCGTGACTTGCGTTTCATTAGTGCTGATTACAGGCGCACCGTTGACGTATAGCGTGTAGCTATCTGCATCTGGCGTCGCGTCCCATGCAAACGTCACTGTACGCTCTGCTAGTGCAGAGGTAGCTAGCATCAGCATGACTGATAGCACTTGCATCATGGTTCTGGCTCTGGCTCTGGCTCTGGCGGTGCGACGTATACAAACGCCGTGCCGTCAAACACGATGTCCGACCTGCCAGCGGTGACAGGTGCGCGGGTGGAAAAACGCGGAACGGCAAGCGCATCGAGGCTGGCGTTTACCTGCAAACCCAAAGCGGTGTTGGCTTCAAAGGTAGCGAGCGTGGACGGCAGGTCAGCATTCAAGATAGCCAGCAAGCGGTCGGTCGGGGTGCGCCAGAATGCTGCGTTGGTGCTAGCGAGCGTGCT